GTATTAAAGAAATGCAAATGCAAGCGCAAGCTTCACAGCAAGCACAAGCACAAGCACAACAAGCTGCTGCAACAGAATCACAAGCACAAAGAGAGCACGAGATGCAAATAAAGCAAATGGATGTTCAAGGTAAGGTTCAAGCAGCAGAAAAAATTAATGAAGGCAAGATAGCTGTAGCTAATATACAAGCTGATTTAGAAGCTGATATTGTAGATGATAAGATACGTGCTAGTTTCGACAAAGAAGCTATACAAGCTGAATTTAAAAAGGAGGAAGAAGATAAAAAACAAGTAAAAAAATAATAACTATCTTTGTAACAAAGTAAAGAGCAAAATTATAAATTATGAGTGAAAACACAAAAACAGGCGAAGACCTTATAGAAAAGGTTGAGCAAGATGTTGCAGAAGCAACAGAAGAAACAAAAGAATCAGGCTTTGACCCAAAAGCTTTTATGTCTGAAGGGGTAGAAGAAGCAGATGTTAAAGAGTCTGAGGAAAATAAAGAAGAGATTAAAGATGCTGAGGATAATAGTGAACCTGCTGAGAAAGATGGCGATTTTACCTGGGATTCTGTGGAAACAGATGAAAAGGAGGAGTCTACTGAAAAAGAAGAAGAGGATGACTGGGACGCTACTCCTGATGCAGAATCTAAAGAAGACACAAAAGAGAAGGAAGATGAGCAAGCACCTTATGACTGGGAAACGCTTGCCACTGAAGTAGGTGTAAAAGCAAAAAGCGAAGAGGAGTTTAAAAGTGCAGTAAAAGAAATGCTTAGCAAACCTGCGCCTGTTAATGATACTATTACACAGCTACAAGATTTTTTGAAGATGGGTGATAGAAAATTAGTTGAGTCTGACCTTGAAGCTTCTGGTTTAGAAAAATCAGAAATTAAAGACACTGTGGACAGAATGCAAGACTCAGGACTTCTTAAAAGAGAAGCTCTAGTTCTTAGAAAGAATTTGCAAAACTATATTGCAAATGAAAGAGATAGGTTAAGAAAGATAGAAAAAGAACGAGTAGCAAAAGAAGAAAAAGCGAATCTAGATAGTAGACAAGCTTTACAAAAATATATAAAAGGTAAAGAAGATTTTTTTGGAGGTAAAATTAAAAATACTGAAAAGAAAGAACTTTACAACTACATAACGTCTGGAGAATTTTCCGAAGAATTATATAGCACTCATGCCAATGTTGCGGATGCTGCTTTTTTATGGAAATATAAAGATAAAATAT